GACGGGACTGCATGGACACCACGCAGACGCCGCGTAACCCGGATACAGGAGCGCATTCGCTTTATCTGGAATAACGAAGCACGCACGCTGAAAAACTGGCATCACGACACGGGGAAATACGGGCGAACCATTACCGGGTGGGATGAGGATAAAAACAATATCCGCACGTTTTACCGGGATGACATCGACCGTTTTCTGGAAATACGCACCCGGCGCATCAACCAGGACAGCACAAAGCGCGTCCCCATGTTCGTAAAACTGCGCACCGCCCGCTACCTGAAAGCCCGTGCAGATGCTTCCGGTGTGACGGTGGGTTACAGCGGCGTGGCCGCACGTATTGCACGCGTTCATCAGTTCGGTGAGCGCGATCAGGTTGCGCCGGGCATTTTCACCGATTACCCGGTACGTGAGCTGCTGGGTATCAGCCAGGCAGATGAACGCCTGATTTATAACACGGTGCTGGGCCGGATTGCGGAGGCTGTACGGTGAGCGCAGAACTCATGCGACTGCTGAGCAACATCATCCGCACCGGGATCATCTCTGAAGTTGATGAGGAATCCTGGTGCGTGCGCGTTCGCAGCGGCGAACTGGAAACAGGCTGGTTGCGCTGGAACACCACGCGCGCGGGAGCCTTCAATGTGTGGCTGCCGCCATCACCCGGCGAACAGGTGGCAATTGCCTGCATTGGCGGCAACCCGGAAACCGCCATGATAATTGGCAGCCTGTGGAGTGATGCCAGTCCGGCCCCCGGCAAAAGCCTGAAAGAAATCGTGGTCAGCGCGCCGGATGGCGCGGTGTTCAGCTACGACGCGGACGCAGGCGCACTGAGCGCCAGCGGCATGAAAACGGCCACTTTACAGGCATCCGTCAGCGTGAAACTGGATACGCCCGTCGTGGAATGCACAAACCTTCTGAGAACGGCGACGCTTGACGTCACAAAAGGAGGAAAGATGAGCGGCAATATCACGCACAGCGGCGGCAACTTCACCTCAAACGGCATTACCGTGCATACGCATAAACACGGTGGCGTTAAAGGTGGCAGCGATTCGACAGGAGGCCCGCAGTGACAACCCGCTACACAGGAATGAACCCGGACGGAACGGGAAACCTGAACGATATGGAGCACCTGAAACAGTCAGTCAGGGACATCCTGACCACCCCGCTGGCAAGCCGGGTTATGCGACGGGAATATGGCAGCCTTGTGCCTGATTTGATTGACGAACCCATGAATAACACCACGCGTCTGCAATGCATGAGTGCTGCCGTGATTGCGCTGACACGATGGGAACCCCGCATTGCCCTGGATGCCATCGACGTTGTCTGGAAAGCGGGAGGCCGCGCCGGGGTGACGCTGTCGGGCACTGTCATGCAGACCATGCAGAATGTTGAATTAACCATCACGCTAAGGGAGTAAATCATGCCCGCCGTTGACCTTTCACAGTTACCGGACCCCGCCATCATCGCGGAGCCTGACTTTGAGGCAATTCTGGCTGACACAAAGGCCATGATAATTGCGGCTTATCCCGCCGAACAGCGTGAAGCCGTTTCCGCCGCGCTGGAGCTGGAATCGGAACCCCTTAACGTTATCGCTCAAACCATGTCGTTTCGTGAAATGCTGTTACGCCAGCGGGTCAATGAGGGTGCACGCGCCTGCATGCTAAGCCACAGCGCCGGGACAGACCTGGACAACCTCGCGGGCAATATGAACACAAAGCGCCTGGTTATCACTCCGGCAACGGATACCACCGACGCAGTGATGGAAAGTGACACCTCGCTGAGACTACGGGCGCAACGGGCATATGACGGTCTGAGTGTTGCTGGCCCGTCAGGTGCATACGAGTATTTTGCACGCAGCGCCAGCGGTCTGGTACGCGATGCGCGGGCCATCAGCCCGTCTCCGGCCAACGTGACGGTTTCCATCCTGTCCACTGAGGGCGACGGCACAGCAACGGAGGCGTTGCTTAATACCGTTCGCGCCGTTCTGAATGCAGAGGATACCCGCCCGGTGGCCGACCGCCTGACCGTACAGAGCGCCAGCATCGTGACATGGCGGCTGAATGCAAAACTGTACTTTTACCCCGGTCCGGAATCCGAACCTATTCTGGCCGCGGCGGAATCGTCATTCAGGAAGTGGCTGGCTGAACAGGGGCTTATCGGTCAGGACGTGGCGTTGTCCGCCATTGCTGCCGCACTTCATGTACACGGCGTGCAACGCGTGGAGATAATCGAACCCACACAGAATATGGCCATCAGCGACATACAGGCGGCGCGCTGTGAGTCATTCACCATCAGCGAAGGTGGGCGTAATGAGTAATTCACTGTTACCGCCATCAGCCAGCAATTTCATGCGTTGTGCCGAAGCTGTCGGAACGCGCATTACAGACATCCCGGTAGACCTCAACACGCTGTGGTCGCCGGACACCTGCCCGGTGCACCTGCTGCCTTATCTCGCCTGGGCATTTTCCGTTGACCGCTGGGATCGCAACTGGCCGGAAGAGACAAAACGACAGGTGATTCGTGATGCATGGCTGATACACCGACACAAGGGAACCATCAGCGCACTGCGCCGGGCCATTGAGCCGCTGGGATACCTCATTCGTGTGTCTGAGTGGTGGGAGTTCGGCGGAGAACCGGGAACATTTACCGTTGAAGTGGGCACGCTGGACAGTGGCGTGACGGAGGAAATGTATCTGGAAATGGAGCGGTTGATTGCTGATGCCCGCCCGGTCAGCCGCCACATGACAGGGCTGAATATCATTCAGGAGATTCCGGGGGATATTTTCGCGGCGGCAGCAACTTACGACGGTGAAGTCATTACCATTTATCCGGACGATTAAGCATGAGTACCACAACACGAAAATTTAAAACCGTTATCACCGATACGGGTGCAAAAAAATTAGCTCAGGCAGCCGCGCCAGATGGTAAGCCTGTCCGCCTGACTCATATGGCCGTGGGCGACGGTGGCGGCACGTTGCCCACACCAGACAGTAAGCAGACCCGTCTGGTGCATGAGGTGTGGCGACATACTGTTAATCGCGTCATCCTGGACGCAACACATCAGAACCGCATTATTGCGGAGCTGGTTATTCCTCCTGAAACGGGCGGATTCTGGATCCGGGAAATTGGTGTATTTGATGAGCACGGCGATTTGATCGCGGTGGGCAATACTGCGGAAAGTTACAAGCCAGCCGTTGCCGAAGGATCCGGACGTGTACAAACATTTCGCACCATTCTGACCGTATCCAGCACTGCCACCGTGGCGCTTACCGTGGATAACACCATGGTTATGGCCACAGTGGATTACGTGAATGACAAACTGAAAGAACATGAACAGTCACGACGTCACCCGGACGCCTCGCTGACCGCAAAAGGCTTTGTTCAACTCAGTAGCGCCACCAACAGCACGTCTGAAACACTGGCCGCAACGCCGAAAGCGGTAAAGGCCGCGTATGACCTTGCTAACGGGAAATATACCGCACAGGACGCCACCATAGCGCGAAAAGGCCTTGTCCAGCTCAGTAGTGCCACCAACAGCACGTCTGAAACGCTCGCCGCAACGCCGAAAGCGGTAAAGGCAGCATATGACCTTGCTAACGGGAAATACACTGCACAGGACGCCACCACAACGCGAAAAGGCCTTGTTCAGCTCAGTAGCGCCACCAACAGTGATTCTGAAACGCTTGCGGCAACGCCAAAGGCGGTAAAGGCAGCATATGACCTTGCTAACGGGAAATACACTGCACAGGACGCCACCACAGCGCGAAAAGGTCTTGTCCAGCTCAGTAGCGCCACCAACAGCACGTCTGAAGCATTGGCCGCAACACCGAAAGCGGTAAAGGCCGCGTATGACCTTGCTAACGGGAAATACACTGCACAGGACGCCACCACAGCGCGAAAAGGTCTTGTCCAGCTCAGTAGCGTCACCAACAGCGATTCTGAAACGCTTGCGGCAACGCCAAAGGCGGTAAAGGCCGCGTATAACCTTGCTAACGGGAAATACACTGCACAGGATGCCACTACAGCGCGAAAAGGTCTTGTCCAGCTCAGTAGCGTCACCAACAGTGATTCTGAAACGCTGGCCGCAACATCAAAAGCGGTGAAGTCTGCCTATGACAATGCTGAAAAACGCCTTCAGAAAGATCAGAACGGTGCGGATATTCCGGGAAAGGATACCTTCACGAAAAATATCGGTGCCTGTCGTGCTTATAGCGGCGCTTTGAGCACTGAAGCCGGAAACTGGACAACCGCTCAGTTTATTGAATGGCTGGATTCCCGTGGTGCATTTAATCATCCGTACTGGATGTGCAAAGGCTCATGGTCATATGCAAATAACAAAATCATTACGGATACCGGATGTGGTGATATCCACCTGGCTGGTTGTGTCGTCGAGGTCATGGGAACTAAATCTGCAATCACTATCCGAGTAACCACGCCGACAACATCAAGTGGTGGCGGTACAACCAGCGCACAATTCACTTACATTAATCATGGGGGCGGCTACTTCCCCGGCTGGCGTCGTGACTGGAATCGTCAGGGCGACTCAATGACCGGAACGATTAATCAGGATGGCGGAAGCCAGAATGCCTATATGTCTACGGCCTTATGTTCAGGCACCAGAGGCGGCAAAAAATATCTCAGAAAGTTTCGTGGTGGAGAAGGAGATACTATCTGGCATGAAACAGTACAGGGCGGGGTAATTCGCTGGGCGACAGGAAACTATGACGCTCAGGAAGAATTATCACTCAGCTCCGCTTATGGTCTCCGTTCAAGAGGTGAGATTACATCACTCAGTGCTAATGGTCTGCGCATTGCTTATGGCAATTATGGATTCTTTATCAGGAATGATGGCGGCAGCACATATTTAATGCTGACGGCCTCTGGCGATAAATTTGGGACATGGAACGGCTTAAGACCGCTGACTATCAATAACGCCAATGGCGGAGTGTCAATGGGGCATGGCCTGAGTGTTACAGGTGATATTGTCTCAAGTACCAAAGTACGTGCCGGTAGCGGGAAAAAGTTCACGGTCAGCAGCAGCAATACATCCACGAAGGAAGCCGCATTCAATTTGTGGGGAAACGCAAGTCGTCCGGTGGTGGCTGAATTAGGTGATGATGCAGGCTGGCATTTTTACAGTCAGAGAAATACAGATAACAGCATCACTTTTGCTGTTAACGGGCAGGTATCACCATCTAACTATGGCAACTTTGATTCACGCTATGTCCGGGATATTAGACTTGGTGGCGCGTCATCCTATAAACCAGCAAATAACGGGACAACATGGACGCATCAGGCTCCATCTGGTTGCGCATATACCGGGATTATCGTTCAGGATACAGGCTCAAACTCTGCCGATAATATTGGTGGTGTTTATTACAGACCAATTCAAAAAAATATTAATGGTACATGGTATAACGTATCGAGTGTTTGATTATGATGCATTTAAAAAATATAAAACCGGGCAATCCAAAAACAAAAGAACAGTACCTGTTAACTAAAAACTCCGGCGTTGTCTGGTTATTCGCTGAAGATGGTAAAAACTGGTATGAGGAACAAAAGAACTTTCAGCCAGACACCATAAAGATTGCATATGATGAAAATAATGTCATATGCGACGTGCAAACGGATGTAACTGCAATTTGCCCGGAAGGAAAAAGTGTTGTCGAGTTGCCTAATATTACAGCAAACCGACGCGCTGATATTTCAGGTAACTGGATGTTTAAAGATGGCTCAGTCATTAAACGTGTGTATACCGAAGAAGAGCAACGCTTGCAGGCTGAAAACCAGAAACAAAGGTTATTACAGCAGGCCAGAGAAAAAACGCAGTTCTGGCAGACCCAGCTTGCATTAGGGATTATCAGTGATTCAGATAAGCAACAACTGATGCGCTGGATGCGGTACGTGCAACAAGTTGAGACCACTGATACCACTGAATTACCCGTTACGTTCCCTGATCAACCAGAATAAACGAAAGGCCCGAATATCGGGCCTTATCGTTATTTCTGTTTATCTAACTATTTGTGATTTGCGTTAAATCAGAACAGTCCCTTAACAGAACTGACCGCACTGTTAAGGGATGACGCCACCTTATCTTTGAAGCCGGACAGCATATCGCTGAACGATGAGGATTGCAGGCGCTCCCGCAAATCCTCATCACAGCGTTCAAGGGTCAGTGAAAATTCTATCTTTTTCGCCTTACCGTAGCGATCAAACTCGGAACGGGTCGTATTCGTTTCAGTCAGCACATACATGCCGTAAATCTGCCCGACACCATCAATCAGAGGCCAGGGGCGTCCTGTATATGCCTGCGTGGTCAGCAACGAAAGCGACACTTCGCCACCTGTAATTTCAGGATAAAGCACGCCGGAAAGCACAATGCGATCATCACCTGCACCTATATACTGCCAGCTTGCTGAACGGTTAACGCGTTCATTTTTTACATGCCGCCAGCTTTTGTTTTGCTGTAACTGCTGATGCGGCAGTGTGCGCAGCTCAAAAACAAACATGCCGTAGATCATCATCATGGCCATGACTCCTCAATCTTTATCGTAAAAACTGCCACGTCCGGCACGGGCGCGCCGTTCCATCTCTGCCCTGACCATTTCACCGACCAGTTTCGCCAGTTCGCGGGGATTCTGCGTAACAACGTTATGCAGATGAACATGAATTTCACCGCCAAACCCGGAGGCAACAGGCTCCCGGTTACGGAAAGTTGCAGGAACTGATGCCACTGGAGAGCGTATGGCCTCCGCCACCGGGCGGGAGCTGGCCGCAACAACAGGGACCAGCGCCGGAGGCAGCGGAGCCGGGACCACGGGTGTGATATTAATTGCGGGGGCAGGCTTACTGACCTGCGCAATCTTCCGCTCCTGCCACTCCCCACGAACAGCAAGTGCGCGGGGCAGGTTCTTAAAGACAATATCGCCGGGGCCAATGCGTTTTTTCGTCTCATCAACCAGCTTACCTGTGTTATCAGCAATTTTGCTGAGTCTGCGTAGCGTCCCGGTATTGCTGTCTGTGAGCGGTTTGTTGTCTTTGGGTTTATCGCCTCCGGTGCCATTGCCATTTTCCGCAGACTTCGGCGGATTGATTTTCGCAATGTCTCCCTGAAACAGAGCGACCTTGTCCTGAAGAATGGCCGCACGCTGTGCGTCTTCGATTTTCTTTCTCGCCCTTTCCGCTTCATCCGGAAGCACACCGAGTTTTTCAAGTATCCACGCCAGCGTATCCAGCAACATTTTTGCAGGCGTCAGAACAAGTTGTAACGCACCGCCAAGAACGTTACCGAATATCTCGCCAGCACTGGTACATTTATCCAGCGTTTCCTTGCTGGACTCCATCGGTGACAGCAGTGATTTAAACCAGTTAAACACCTGGCTGATCCCGCTTCCGATTGCGTCAAAAACAGGACCAAACCGTTCAAAGGTTTCGCGCAACGGGGTCAGCCTTTCCATAATCCCGCTGAACACCCCGGCAAAAAATGCCCTGATGGGATCCCAGTATTTCCAGATAAGAACGGCAGCTCCGGCAAGCGCAGCCACGATAAGACCAACCGGACTGAACAACGCCCCGATAGCGCCTCCCAGTAAAGAAACGGAACCCGTCACCATTCCCCATAGTGCTGGCAGGACCCTGACAGCATTCATTGATCCGGTCAGGAGAGAAAAACCAAGACGCAGTTTTGCCAGCGGGCCAGCAAGCACACCAATAGCCAGCGACAACGAGCCAACCGTTGCAGTCATTGCCAGCAACGCACCGCCTGCTATCAGTAGCTGGCGCGTCAGTGCCGGATGGGCCTGCGCCAGCGCCGTCACCCTTGATACCACCCGCGTGAGCCACTGCGTGACAGAACGCAGCGGACCGTCAATCAGATCTGCAATGCGGATGCGCAACCCTTCCCATGCACTGCCGAGTGATTTCAGATCGCCGTCAAGGTTGTTGGCCATAACCTTTGCTGTGCGTTCAGCCTCACCGCGCGCGCCTTCAAGTTCTTTTCTCAGTTTGGGTAAGGAACCGTCACCCGCTGCATCAACGAGCGCCATAAACGATGTGAAAGCCTCTTCTCCGGCAATGTCCTTAAAGAACGATACCCGGTCAACTTCCCCGTATTTGCGGGTGGCTTTATAAAGGTCGGCCAGCACATCCTCCATCGGGCGCATTTTGCCCCCGGCATCCGAGACGGACACGCCCAGCTCTTTCAGCGCCTCTGCTGCTGCCTTTGGCGGTGATGCCAGACGAGCCAGGCTGGCACGCATTGCCGTCCCGGCATCACTCCCTCTGATACCCATATTCGCCAGCACGCCCGCCATCGCTGCGGCCTGCTCCAGCGATATTCCCAGCTTACCCGCCACCGGACCTGCATATTTCATGGTTTCGCCCAGTGCGCGAAGGTCAGTGTTGGTACGGGTAAACGCTGCGGTGAGCGTGTCGCCAACCCGGTCCATCTGGTCAGCAGAAAGGCCGAACTGCGTCAGGATATTTGAGCCAATATCCGCCGTCTCGCCGAGATCCATGCCGCCAGCCGTTGCCATGCTCAGCACGCCCGGAAGCGCAGCCTGAATGGCCTGCGGTGTGAAGCCCGCCATTGCAAGAAATGCCTGCCCACTGGCGGCATCGCCTGCGGTGAACTGCGTTTCAGAGCCAAGTTTTAACGCCTGCTCACGCAGCGCCTTAAACTGCGGGCTGTTCTGGTCGATTCGCGTCAGAGCCTGAACGCGGGACATCTCTTTCCCGAACCCAATCGCGGGCTGCAAAAAACGCCCGGCAGCATAGCCGCCCGCCGCTGCCGCACCTGTTGCCAGTGCACCACCTGTTTTCAGTTTTCCCGCGGTTTCCTGCGCGCGCGAATACCGCTCACGCGCACGTGTTACACGCGCAAGCGCCTGCCGTTCGCGTTCAAGCTGGTTGTTGTACTGTTCGGTGCGTCTGATGGCCTGCTGGATGGTGTTATCGCTGCCTGTCAGGGAAATGCCGTGGCGTTTCAGCTCTCCGCCAAGCTCCCGCATTTTCTGAATTTCCCGTGTACGCGATTCATTCAGGCGTTCAAGCCGGGTGCTTAACTGCTGCATCAGCTTTTGTTGTTTTTCGCTGAGCACTGTACCCGTGCGTTGTAACTGATTAAGGGCGTTAAGCTGGCGTCGTGCTTTCACGATGCCAGCATCCGCTTTACTGACAGCGTCACGGGCGCGCTCAAATGAACGCGCCTGACGCTCGAGATTTTTGATCGCCCCCTGCGTTCGCTGGATGGAGTCACCAAACTGCCCCATCAGGCGGCGGGCGTTTTCGGCAGGCCGAGTCAGCCTGTCAACGGCGCTGAAAGCGACCCGGATATCAAGAGTCTTCATTGTCTGCATTCCCGCTGCGAAGTGCCGCCCGCTCACGCCAGCTAACCACTTCGCCGGGCGTCATCATGAAGATTTCGGCGGGCGACCAGTTAAAAATAACGGCAATATCTGCCACAAAGTCTTCTATGTGCTCAAAGCACACAACCGTGATCAGGCTTCCGTCGCCTGTTCGTTCTTCCCGCCAGAGTCCGCACCGCTCAAAAAATTTACGGCAACCACACATAACTGAATAAAGTCACGGGATGCCATTTTTTTGATCGTCACTTCATCCAGTCGCGGTGATGTCACGCGTGACAACAGCGTAAACATGGATTCCGCTTTCAGACTCAGCACATCAGACAGCGACAGACCACGCAGGGATCCAGCCTGCTCAATAGCCCCGGTGATCTCCACATACGTGATTTTTTCGTCGCCTCGCTCAATTGGCTGGGTAAGTTTTACGCCGCGCTCGCTGGTTTCTTTCGCAGTATCAGCAACCACCACAGCGTTTTCAGTATCGGTATTTTTCGTCTCTTTCATCAGAAAACTCCTTTCAGTCAGAGGCGACGCACTGCGCCGCCTGCATATTACTTATCAGCCGAGCCCGAGCGCGGAGCGGATGCGGTCGGGTACAATGTCCTTGCCATCCTTCCGGTAGATGTGGTTCACCAGGTCAATTTCCCACACCGGACGATCGTTAATACTCAGCTTGTAGTAGGTGTTTTTGACAGCGTAAGTGTGTGACGTGGCTTCGCCCTGTTTGGCCTCCCCCATATCAATTTCCGTCACACGCCCGCGCATCTCGATTTCATACAGGTCGCTTTCTGCATCGGTGTAGTATTCACCCGCAAAACGCAGCAGCGTGCCGTCCATTGTTCCGCCATATTTAAGGAACAGCGCACGAACGGCGCCACCCATGACAAAACTCGCATCAAGCGCGGAATCGTCCAGGCCGAGGTCGATACTCACCGCTCCCAGCATGCCACCACCACGATAGCTGTCGGTTTTACGCGTCAGTTTAGGCGGGGTGACAGACGTCACCTTACCCACTTCATTTTCACCATCCACAAACAGCGTAAAAAAACGAAGATGTTTTGGTACGGCCATTAAGCACCTCCAAGCACTGCAAATGCAGGACCAAAGAACTCATCAGTGAACGCCTGGTAAAGCTCCATATCTTCCAGCGGAGGAACGGGCGTATATTTATAGCGAATACGCACGCGCCCCTGTCGTAATTCTGTGGTGCTGTTATCCACGATGTCATACCAGCACGATGCGCCAATCAGTTTCCCGGCAGTAACCAGCGAATCCAGTTTTGCCCTGATGGCACTGATAACATCCTTCACGTTCGCGGGCGTCAGTGGACTGTCGATGGTTTCAAACTGCGCTTCCGCAATTGAATCAGCCAGCACCTGTGCGGTTCGGGTATACACCTCAAAGATGTAGGCATTCGTTTCCGGTGTGCGGTTGCCCCAGAAGCGGAACCCGTTGCGGCGAATGATGGTTGTGATTTCTTTGTTGTTGAGGCTGTTGGCATCGCTGTCAGCAGCCTGCAACGACCAGAACACATGCCTGGACATCCCCAGCACATTTTTGACCGGAACGTTGGACAGCGATTTGTGCCAGCCCTGCTCATGGTCAATGTACGCACGAAGGCCGCACGCATAGGCTGGCGCGGGGAAAACCTCATTCTCGCCACTTTTCGGGTTGTAAGCGATGAAGTCCGGCCACAGGAGCATCAGCTCGCGTTCGTTGAATTTTTCACGGTATGCAATGGCTTCAGCCATCGTGTTACAGCCATGACAGGAGGCATACACAAACGCGCGCAGTTTACCTGCAATCACGCACAGGGATTTTGTCACCGCCTCCGTGTCCAGCCCCGGCGCGGCCAGAATACGCGGACGGTATCCGATGCTTTCATCCTGCTCTGCAACAAGCAGCGCATACATCCCCGTATAGCTGCCGTCGGATTCAGAACCACCAATAACCAGTTGATCCTGTGTTTTTCCGTCTTCTTCTTTGTGTTCAGCCACGCGAACGACGATCACCTTTGTGCTCACCTGGTCTGCAATGGGTTTCAGCGCACGGTACAGCGTCCCCGTTGTCCCGCATTTTCCCAGCACGTCATTGACGCGGGTCACTAATGCAGGCTTGTTCAGCGGGAACAGCTTCGCGTCCGCATCGTCCGCCGTTGCCACGATACCGATAACGCTGGAATCAACGTCGTTAATTGCTGTTACCAGGTCGGTACTTTCCGTAACGCGGGCGCCATGAAAACGAGTTTCACTCATAGCTTCAGCCCCTTGTATCCGTTAAATGATTCGGCAACAATCATCACCCACCACGCGCGTAATCTCACCCCTGCGACGTTCTCCCGCCACGGCGACAACAAAAAGCAGTAACCCCCTCCGCACGCACATGCGACCATGCCGCACAGGGAGGGAACAGATGACCGACACCACCATGCAATTGCTCAGTCAGGGCACAGACCCCGTGAAAATGCCGGATTTTGATATTCTCGCGGAGGGTAAAACGCTGTCAGGCGTGGCAGAGCGCCTGATGAGCCTGTCACTGACCGACAACCGGGGATTTGAGGCGGACCAGCTCACCATCATGCTGGATGATGCGGATGGTCAGTTGCAGCTACCGCCACGGGGCGCGCGCCTGACGGTTCTCATTGGCTGGAAGGGAGAACCGCTGACAGAAAAAGGCACTTACATTGTTGATGAAATCGCTCACGAAGGACCGCCGGACAGGCTGACTGTTTCAGCCAGAAGCGCAGATTTTCGGGATGAATTTAACGTTAAACGTGAGGTGTCCTGGCATGATGTGACCGTTGAGCGTGTGGTATCCGCCATCGCTCATCGGTACGGTCTGAAACCGCAAATCAGCGAAATGCTGATGGATATCGAAATCGACCACGCCGACCAGACCGAAGAAAGCGACATGTCCTTTCTTACGCGCATGGCGGAAATGCTGGGCGCAATCACCACGGTAAAAAGCGGTAATCTGTTATTCATTATGCCAGGCGGTGGCGTGAACGCACAGGGCCAGCCGTTGCCATCGTTCGCCATCACGCGCAGCAGTGGCGATCGCCATCAGTTCCGCATTGCTGACCGCGAAGCGTATACGGGGGTACGCGCTTACTGGCTTGATCTTAATTACGGGAAAAAGAAAAAAGTCAGCGTGAAACGCCGTAAACCGAAAATGGAGAAAAGCAGTAGCCGTGAAGGCGACTATATGGAAGGTGCGGAAGGCAACGTGTTTGTGTTACGCAAGACTTATCAGAACGAACAGGCAGCAAGACGCGCTGCGGCGGCAAAGTGGCAGCAGCTACAACGCGGAGCCGCATCATTCTCCATCACACTGGCACGTGGACGCGCAGAACTCTACCCCGAAATGCATGGCACGGTAACAGGATTTAAAAGCGAGATTGATAATCAGGACTGGATTATTGCAAAAGCCGAGCACACCATTGATAACAGCGGCTTTACCACGCAGCTTGAGCTTGAGGCAAAAATCCCGGAATGGATAGCGGAAACAGAGTGAGCAACTTAGAATAGCGGCAGCACCACGTTAAGGGAGGTCGCTATGTTCCGTTGTCCGCTTTGTGGCGCATCTGCCCGTATCCGCACCAGTCGTCCAGAAAATGATTCAAACACCGTGCGGCAAAAGTATTACCAGTGTAACAATCTGGAATGCGGCGTATGCTTCTCAACACTGGAAGCTTTCCATAAATTCACATCAAAACACGCCTCCGGCGTTCACTCTTCAGAAGGTATCCCGTGGCATGATCTGCCAGCTTCACACAGGGGAAACAATCAGATGAGTTTGCCTTTACCTCAGAATTAACAGACAGAATTGCCGGAGTAACAAAAAAAGCGATACACCCATTTACCCGGCAGTACCACTCCCCCGCCCCATAGCTGGCAGTGAGGCGGGATGTTTTGCCTACCCGCCAGCAGGCACCATCGTGGAAATATCCAACATTGAAGGACGCCCGGATAAGCCTGTTATCAGGCAAATCTTACCCATCGGTCATAACCTGCCTGATGTAAAGCCCGGCGAACAATTGCAACAACAGCGTGCAGAAGTGTTTCAGCATGTCACGACTGACGGAAGCTGGCGCAGAAAAACCGACCAGCAAATCCAAGAAGAAAAGCGCGTAAAACGATCACTGCTGATGTGGCGTTGCTTTATACAAGCTGCTATTTGCGATATGCTGAACACATCAACCTGTGGAGTGCATTATGAAACAAAAATCAAAGTCTGCTGCCATTGCTGCTATTGCTACAGCTCTGACAGCATCACTGGCTCCGGTGCCAGCTAAAAGCACGATACTACCAACAACAGTTATTGAATCCGTGACACACGCCAGAGTGGTTTCAATGCTTACATTTGAGCATCATGATGGTCAGGTGTTTCTGCCTCTTGAAGAAGCTATTGAATATATCAACGGGCTGAATGACAACATGCGTGCCGCGCTCAATGCAGTCATTGAAGAACGACAGAACAGAGGCAAGGGAGCTCTGTTTGCTGACAAAACCGCAAAAATCATAAAAATATGCGAAGAGTCACTTAAGCAGCACAGCCGTGTTAAAGAGGCTGTCAAAATTGTAATGGATCCGGATAACCTGGCAAAAATGTATCCGGATAGCATGGAGCAAAGAATCGCCTATCGCAATAAACTGGTTCGTTTTGGTCGGGCAATTGCGCAGGGAGAGTTTATCGCTCGTGATGCCATCAACGCCATCAAACGAAGCACCGCACCAGACAAAACGACCAGCCTAGGCAATACGCTGTCTGACGGAAATGTGAAAGCAATGATTATTGCCGAGCATAAAAACATGGGACTCCCGGCACCGGAGTTTTCCTGATGGCAAGCAAAGTAAGCATTCATAAAGATGTTGAATACCAGGACATTGCAAAAGTTTACGGAAAGGCTCTGGAAAACTGGTTAAATACCGGTGTTCTCCCTGACAGATTCGGCAATGAAGGGCAGTGGGAAGATAACGCAAGATTATGTGGTTCGTTTGTATATAAATTACACATAAGACTACCGTCAGAACCACCATGGAAGAAAAGCAAAGCCCAAATAGACAGAACTTCAAATATCTATCTGGTTTATACAAGGCACTGGATGGATTATGACAATATACAAATCATCAGCATCATGGCCCCAGATGCTCACGAAAAAGCCAAAACTTCTTTCATGGCTGAGCTGGAAAGACGGGCAGAAGAATTCCAGAACTCATAA